ATATCAGCACTCATAGTAGGATTCTTCATCATAACAAATTGAATGTACATAAAAAATAATATACCCACAATCCAGGAATCACCATGTGATGTTTCAAAAGCTCCAGACGGCATACCACCAAACACCACTCTCCAAACAGAACCAAAAAAGTGAGTGTATCTAACCGCCAAATTATTAGCACATTCAACCACAAGCCACATAAAAACCCGACGCGACTGTTCATCCATCTTATCAATATCATAATAGTATTTGATTGACGTAACATACATAACAAGCAATAACATTTTCACTGTTAAGTCAAACTCTGCAAAATCACCATCTTCATGCTTCATACTCTTCCTACGAGCCCGCATTAACCTAGAATAAATCCACGCACCTCCCTTCCACCATCTTAACCCTATTTGAATCAATTTGACTCTCTCTAACAGTTGTCTTTCATTCTGCAAAAGCCACGAACATATAAAAAGGGGAAACGAAGCAATATAAAAGTGTCGCAACTTTTTCTTCTTAAAATATACTTCAGGTTTAACCGTAATATTCCATATTGGTTGAGGAATCTTCTGTCCCGGTTCACCTCGTGCTACTGCATTCAAGACATCAGTAACAGCATTACGACATTTCTCATACTGCTCAATCTTAAGACCATAAGGCTTAACAACTACTGACGGTCTCTTTTCAGTGGCTGGATAAGTTTTAGTTCTTCCAACCATCAAGCCAGACGAAGTATTTTTAGGGTAACGAACATTAACCTGCCCATCCCAAACAAATCCACATTTACCCTTGTATTTCTCCATACCCATATACTTCATCATCATCTTAAAGGCAGCAGGAAATAAGGTCATTATCTCTGGATGCGGTAACTCATGAGTATTTCTATTAAATTTCTCCATAGCTGTTATCATTTTATCAGGATACATATTATACTTACTATACTCACAATTAGAGCCATTAGCAGACCCACCAAACGCCATATTAAACACCGACAATTGTCGACAACACAAAACTACCAACGTTTCAACACTTCTATTAACCCACGGCACACCAGGAACAATTATTTCATCTCCATGTCTTACTTCCTGAAACACCCTAGGTAACACATCAATATCAACTTTCCATATGGTGAATCTAGCACAATCAAATGCTCGATATGCGTCTAATAACTCCGGAATAGGCTTTGGAATTGTATCTTCTCTCGGAACGCCTAACCCTGCTATCAGAGGAGGGACGATAACTGAATTTTTGAACTTACATGACTTCACAAACATAGTAGCAGCTTTAACTCTAATCTGAAATTCATTAGATGCCTTGTTAGAAATCAAATCCATTACTCTAGCTAACAACAAATGTTGTAGCGACCTATTAGTATGACCTTCTCGCTCAACCAAAACGCTTCTCTTCAACAATTTAAACATAGTCACTACTTCATCTGAGAAAACTATTCTTATATCGCACACACATCTCGACATTGACGGATGACTCTTCTCACATACCTCATCTCCAATCACATACTCCATAAATGCTCGCCTTCTTACTCTCGATCTATACCACAAAAATTTTAATGGCCAGTAGTCAACTGGCAATTTACGAATGATCTCCAACAGATCAAAATATACTATAGGCAATAAGGTTATCTCCTTCACGTACAAGGAGTATTTCTTCTCGAAATCCGTTTTTAAAAATAAAAAAAATCACAGGCTGAGTAATCGTA